AATCTATTCCACTATAATGCATAATTACCAATGTAATAAAACTTACCAATGGTATACCCATTATAAAGGCACCGGCTGTTGGATACTTTTGTGCTACGGTGCTTACCACACCAATTATTACACCTCCAACGACTGATTTTATAAGTATATCTAACATCATACAATATTCAGGATTTTCACTCTGTTTACCATAGTTTCTTTGGCATTTGTATATTTAGATAGTTCATGCTTGTTAACTGTAGCACGAATCTTAATAGTTTTGTTAGCAATAATATCGCTAATATCTGGTTGATCTCTCCACCAAAACTTAACAATATCTTTTTCTGCATAACAAGTAGAAATCATATAGACATTACTAGTTTGAATAAACTTAACATCAAGTACTTCTACATCAATATCATAACGTTTACCCTTTTCACCAAAAAACTGGCTACTATGTTTTAGGCTTGACATACGATCAGCAACCTGCTCACGTTTTTTATCAATACTAATACTATGTGGTAAACTTGCAATAATGCTTATTGAAAACTTATTAACGTCAGTTTCTGATAAAGATTTAACAACGTTGCTCTCAAAATTATTAAGAGTATTTGTCATTTTTTTCAGCATCAACTTACCATTAATACTATTGATAAGATTATTTGCTTCTTCTACAGTTTCTGTTGGAAACTTCACAATGCCTAATTCTTTTGATTTTAACAAAGACATAATCATAGTTTTGTTATCATCAATTTTTATTGGATTCTCTGGATCTTTATTATCTGTGTAGCCGTGACCACTTTTGATAAAGCCTTGTGATTTGTATACCTCAATAGAAGCACACATCACGTCTAATGTAGTGATATTATTAAATAAGTTTTGCTTTGGCATAGTTTGCTCCTGTGTTTGGGATGTCCGCCCGCTTGGTTTTTACAATCTATACGTATACTATACGGCTTAAAAAAATTTTTGTCAACCAATAATATGGCGTTATAACGAAATATCTTCTAAACCAGCCGCTCTTAGCTTAACTATGTTGTTTATTTGGAATTGTTTAGCTTCTAAAGCCTTAATAACCCCTATATATCTGTTACGTACTAAACTAAAATCATTGATCAAGTACTGTAAATCAACTACTTCTTGTTCTCCGTCCACATACTTTTCAGCATCTCTACTGCTTAATGCTTTATTGTAGTTTTCCAAATACTTCCTAAAAGTTTTGGCACGTAATTTTCTCATTTCTGTATTGAGAAACTCTAATATTGCTTCTACTTCCTGTAACTGATTAAATCTGTGTTCCACAATACCAGGCATATCTCTACTCTGTTTTTCGAGATTGCCTTTCATTCCACATTCGTAACGTGCTTGATCAATTTCTTTTTCAAAGTGCGAAATAGCAGTTACTATTTCACCCAAATTAGCAGTTACTTTACGATACCATACACTCATAGTTTAATAGTCTTCATTATCATCGTCATCACTATAGCCTTCACTATAGTCATCATACGGATCTTCATCATCATCATTATGTTCTAAATAGTCATCCATTGCGTCTGCAAGATAATCACAATGATCAGCTATCTCTTTTGCCGCAGGTTTTATTTCAAACCCATAGTCAGACAAATGATAAATGAATTTACTAGCAAATTCGGGTTTATCCTTTTCACTAATAAATTCTTTAGCTTCATCATACAGATTAAACAATAATTCAAAGTCTCCATCTGTTATATTCATCTTTACTCCTCGGTTACCACTTCTTGAGGTGCTTCTTGTTCAGGCATAGCATCTTGCACATCCTGCGGTTGTTTATTCCATTCCGACATAACTAGGTCCAAGTGTTGATCTTCATTACTTGCCCAAGCCTTACGAAACTTTGTAATAACTTCACCTGTTACAGGGCTTGTATATTCAAGCCTGTTTCCTGTCTTTTTAAGGGCACCTTTGCCTTCAAAGAAGTCTACCAAACCACTGTGTGGACTCATTCCTGTCTCATAAGGAATTTCAACTTGTACACTTTCAAATGGTTTAGAATATCTTGTCTTCATAACTTTACAAGCGGCTCTGATACCATGTACTTCACTTGTTTTGTTACCATCTGCATCAACTTTTAATTTAAGTTTTCGCATAGCAATAACAATACTACTTGCATAGATAAAACCTTGTCCACCTGATATTTTATCATCTGGATCAAACATATCTTGCGAAGCATACGTATGATTAGTACATACCATACCCACATTGTATTCACCAAACATATTAACAGTATTTCTAACCAAGGCTGTCAGTGCTTTAGGTTTACGACCCATATCACCTTTCATATCACCCTTGTTAAACTGATCAACATCTGTTGGTGTCAGTAACATACCTAGACTGTCAATCACAAATAATACTTTAGGTCTTTCGTTTGACTCTGCATCAGCATATTCTGCTTTATAATCTCTCATAAAGTCTGATACCGTTTTAGCAACATCATCAATCATGCTCATGTTCAGCTTTAATAATTTTTCTGGATCTGTATCTACATCCAAGGCGTGTAGCCATTTCTCATCTAATGCATTTTCACTGTCAATGAGAATAACAAAAATGCCTTGATCTTGGGCATTCTTTACAATATTGCCGGCGGCAATAAATGATTTACCTGCACCTGATTCTCCTGCAAGTACAGTAACCTTACCTAGTGGTACACCTTTATGAAAGTCATCACTGATAAGTTTATTAAGTGTGTAATTTCCTGTTGATATCCAAGTTTCAGGATCGTTGAAGCCTATAGAAAGGCCCGGTACTGACTTTGTAATACTTTTACGGAATTTACTTACGTCAAATGGTTTTGCCATAATGTTTTTTCTCCTTGTTAAAAGAGTGTAGCCGAAACTACACTCTCAATTTATATTACTGCTTTCTATTTCTAATAGCCGCTAAAATGTCTTGAGCACTCGGTGCATCACCCGCTGGAGCCGCAGTAGCAGTTGCCATTTCTGGTTGCTTATTAACTACTGGTTCTGGCTTTGGTGCTGGCGTTGGAGTAGCTGGTGCTACTGGCGCCGGCTGTGGTGCTGGTGCTGGTTGCGGTGTAGCAGATTCTACCTTAGCTTCTGGCTTTGGTGAACTACCACTTGGTGCGTCTACACCATATGGACGATAATAAGAACCAAAACGTTCTACATCATATAACTGTCCATCTACACTCGCTTCAAACATTTCAAAAATTGCGTTTAGCGATTCTGCATCTGGCTTCTTAGGAAGGAAGTCATTTAAATTAAACAATCCGTGTTTTGCAATAGCATCACGTTCTGCTTGATCTAGACCACGTTCTCTACGAGCCCAATTAGATGTTGAATAATCAGCATATTGACCTTTAGTAGATTTCTTAATTACGAAATCTGTACCTGCTTCATAGTCAGTTGGGATTTCCTGAAATTCAGGATCCATTAATGCTGAACTAATAATTTTATAAATTTGAGGTGAAATAACAAATCTTCTGATAGGATTTTCCGGAACACTATCTTCTTGCATATCACTTGCGGTTACAAAACCTTGGAAGATATAACTTCTTTTCTTCCAATATTTACGACCCATATCTTCCATAGTCGTATCTTTAAACCAAGGACGGATTTCTGCATGAACTGGGCATTGTTCTCCCCACATTTCCACACAAGGAACCTGTACTGTTACTGGTTTAGTTTCGTCTTGACCTTTTACACCAGGAAAGCTCAAACGGATCATTTGTCTTTCTTTCCAAAAGAAAGTGTTGTTCTCGTCTGCGTCTGGTAAGAATCTAAGTGTTGCGGAACTGCCCTCTGGTATATTCCAGTGAGCGAAAATGGCGTTATCGGACGCCATGCTAGAGCTTGTGCTCTTTGTTTCTTGTGCCTGTAATTTGGCACGGATTTCTGCTAAAGATGCCATAATGTATCTCCTTTATTAGCCTATAATAGTAAGTCAACTCTTTGTTAACTTTTTAGTGTAATCTATTGATTACTTTTGCCTTTGTTAGCCCGTACAGTATACAGTTTATAGTACTTACTGTCAAGTACTTTTTACGCGATTTCTCTACGTATACTTTTTACCGATGATTCTACAATACTTTCAGCTGGTGCTTTTTCTTTAGATGGTGCTTTGTAATGCTTGTTTAAGAACATAGCCATTTTGTTTACCAACATCATTTGCTTTTGTGATAAACGACCTAACTCGCTACCAACTAATTGTAAATGATTGAATGCTTCATCATTTTTACTGTTCATAGCAAGGTATGATAATAGGCTACTTAATTTTGCCATTGCACCCATACCACCTGAGTATTTAATAGGGTCTTCGTTGTCTGGATGATCCGGATCGTTAGGATCAATAGTAAGTTTAAAATCAACTTTATCAGTAATCATTTTGTATAACTTCATGATTGCATCATTTACCATTTCATCCATTGAATCTGCCTCTTTTACAATACGAGCCACTGTTTCAAGAACTGCATTCATATCTGCATTCTTAAACGTATTGTACATGAATTTATCTGCAATGTCAACCGTTTCTTTATCATTTTCTATCACGGTTTCTTTTACTTGGTAATCATTGTATCCTCTGATTGTCTGTAAACTTTCAATAGTACGTTTTAAACTTTTCATTCTTGATTTACAAGTTTCTACAATTTTTTCGTTAGCTTCGTTAACTAATTTATTTGTACGAACGTGTCTTACAAATTGATTTACTTGCGAAATTTCTTCACACATAGATAATATTGATTCACCAATTGCATCATATGGAGTTCCACCGTTACTTACATGGTTTGCCATAGATTTTGCACCATTTAAATATTTGTATGGAAATCTAAATCTTTCACCTGCAGAGTTTTCAATGAATAAACCTTTGATGTTACGTGATCTGCTACCACGTATTTCTTCATCTATTGCTTTAGTGTGTCTGATAACTAATCTTGATTCTGGAAACATAATATAACTTGACTTTAATGTACCTGTTGCTTTTTTATATCCTTCAGTAACTGTTTCTGAAAAATCGTTCATTCCGTAGAATTCTGTATCTTTAGCAATAGGTGGTGATTTGTAAATATCTGGTTCTGCTTGAATAGCTTCTCTTGCCGCTTGTACATCTGCTTTACCACCTTCGATATACAATGTGCCATTGTTAAAGAAACCATCAATTCCTGCGTCCTTGATTGTATTAAGGACTACTTTTTCATAGCCTTCAGCTACGAAATCTTTTGGTACTATGTTTTTATCAAATTTTCTTACGTTATATTCTGCCATGGCGTTATGTCCTGCTTTCTTTAT